AGACGAATGGGTGAAATGGCTCGCCTGATATCAAAACAGGGAGTTGCTCCCGTTGTTGTAGATTTTGTTTGCCCTACAGAATTAACTCGTGCAGCGTTTGGTAGACCAGACATTTTGATCTACATGGAAACAATTGACGAAGGTAGATTTGAAGATACTAATAAAATGTTTGAAACCCCAAGTGATTTTGATATGGCTTTTATCAGTCATGAATGGAATGCAAACGAAAAAGCAACAGTAATAATTAAACAGTTTAACTTACATGATTGGTCTGCGCCCACAACACTAATGCTAGGCAGGTATCAACCATGGCACGAAGGTCACCATGCATTGTATAAAGAGGCGGGGAAGCGAACAGATCAGGTACTTCTTGGAGTACGTAATACATACAATACAAGCGAAAAAGACCCACTAACATTTGATCAGGTAAAGAATTATATCTCAAAGGATGAATTCATGGATGGTGCGATGGTATTAAGGCTGCCTAATATTACAAACATTGTTTATGGTCGTGATGTTGGATATAAGATTGAGCAAGTAGATTTGGGGGCAGAGATTCATGCTATATCGGCTACGCAAAAACGTAAAGAAATGGGTATCTAAGTTGTGGGACTGGTTTACTAAACCAAATAATATGGAGTGGCCATCATGAATGTATCCAAACAAAGATCAGCACTAAAGGCCATTACTTGGCGGATTATTGGAACAGCAGATACTTTTTTATTGTCATGGCTAATAACAAAGGAACCAGTTACTGCTGGAGCAATCGCTAGTCTTGAAGTTATTACTAAGACTATTCTTTATTACTTGCATGAACGTGGATGGAATAAAATACAGTGGGGTAGAAAATAATGTATACACAAGAGATGGCTCGTGCTTTCAGATCTTTAGATCATTTTTGCCCTAAAGGATTTAAATTAACTATTATAGATAATGATAATTTTATTACAGTAAAGGCTGCTGAAAAAGATTTCGTTTCGCTACTTGACAGAGATAAGAGACTTGCTGTAGAATATATGATAAGGGTTAAAAAGGCTTTAGAAGATAATGGAGCCATAGTTTTATTAACTAGGGAAGGTGGATCATAAAACCTAAACTTATAATGCCTTTAATCGCATTTCTTGCGCTTGTGGCAACAATATCATTTTGGATTAAACAGTTGACAAAAATTGAAGACTTTGATATATTTGGAGATATAGAAGACGAGGAAGATCTATAATGCAAACATTTTTACCACAATCGGATTATCGTGTATCTGCTGCTATTTTAGATAGTAAGCGTTTAAATAAGCAAATCTTAGAATGTTATCAAATTCTCAATGTGCTATCTGGTAAATCTCCTACTGGTGGTTGGCGTAATCATCCAGCAGTTCTGATGTGGAAAGGATTTGAGCGAGGACTTTGGAACTATGTTCAGGCTATGATTTTAGAAGCCAAACGCCGTGGTATTAAAACAGAAAATAACGAAATTAATCTTAATAAATTAAAAGACTTATGCTGGGATAATTGGGGCAATCAAATACCTAATTATTTTCAAGATGAAAATAAGTTAATTCGTATTATAACTACTCATCGTGCTAATTTATTTAATAAAGATCCACTGTATTACGCATCATTTCAATATGCTACAACTAGTTTAAACAATTTGCCATGCTGTCCTAATCGTAAAGAACCATGCAAGTATTATTGGCCAACACACGAGGCATCTTATGCTTGATTTGCTAATTTTTATATTGGTTGTTTTAGTAATTACTGGTATTTTAATAGAAAACATTAGGATAAAAAATAATAACAGAGAATTATTATTTTCATTGACACAATTAAGCCTAGACAATGATGCAATAAAGAAAAAAATAACATCATCAGAAGATGTTGAAAAGGATCATCTTATAAAGTTTTTATCTGAAACTAGAGAAGATTCATATCAATTTATAGAAAAGTTTCAACAAGAACTTAAAAATTTTAAAAAAGAATTACATCCGCATGTTGCATACTATAATGAATTTGGAATTCTTTCGGAACAGTATGATATTTATTCTAGCATGTCTAAAAAATTTGTTGAATATTATGAAAAATTATTAAAGTTTTTACCAGAAGAAAAAAATAATGGACGCTAGAGGAATACCAACATGCTCTTGTCCTCAATGTGGTTGTCCATATTTTAAGGCTGTAATTCAGTTCGATCCTACAGATTATGAGATAGGATTATATTTTTTGGACGGGGAATGTAAAGATTGTGGAACATTGGTAACACTACCAACTCCAATAGACAAGATAAAGGAAAAGGAATAATGAAAGAAATATTGTTGTCAATTATTACTGGTTTTGGATGCGGTGTAATTTTTGCAGCATTTAAATTGCCAGTCCCAGCGCCACCAGTATTTGCTGGAGTTGCTGGTATAATAGGGTTATGGCTTGGCTATGATGTCATAACCAAAGTCATATCCTAGGAGGAAAAAATGAACATGTTAAAAGAAGAGCACAAAAAGATGCTCGCATCGTACGGACGCTCTGTCCTTGCTGGTGTTGCAGCACTGTATGTTGCTGGAGTAACTGATCCAAAAGAACTTTGGGCAGCACTTGTAGCAGCGATTGCCCCAGTGGCACTAAGAGCGTTGAATCCAAACGATTCAGCATTTGGCCGTATGCCTGCAGCAAAGGCTGTAGATGAAGCACTGAAGGCAATTAAGAAGCCAGTAAAGAAATCTGCAAAAAAGTCTTCTGGTGGCGGATCTACACACAATATGCTATAAAGCATTAAGTATAAGATTAGGCGGTTGTTATATTTGACAGCCGCTTTTTCTTATGCTATAATAAAAACATACCTGCCCGAAGGGGGGTATACATTGAACTCGCTTAACAAGGAGGAAACATGGTAAGTTCATTTGCATTGGATCTTTTTAAGGATCCATTTTTTATTGGTTTCAACAGAGAGTTGGACCGTTTTTCTAATATCCATCGTGAGGCAACTCGTCAATCTTATCCACCATATGATGTGGTAAAACTTGATGAGGACACTTACAAGTTATCTTTGGCCATTGCTGGTTTCAGCAAGGACGAAGTTGAGGTTTCTGTGGATAATGGAAGTTTAATTATCAAGGGTGAGAAAACCGAAGAAGAGAACACTAATGTTCTACATAAGGGTATCGCAACTCGCAAATTCACACGCACCTTTGCTCTTGGAGAGTATATGGAGGTTGATCGTGCTGAAATGGCAGACGGTATTCTTAGCGTCTTTGTGGAAAGAAACATCCCCGAAGAAAAGAAACCAAAAACTATTAAAATCAAGTAAATAAAAGTATTGTCATACTGCCACCTGAGCATGTGGATAAAAGGCTCATTATTCATTTATAATTTGCTTTAAATTAATATACATTTTAAAAACATAAGATACTCTTATAACATGAAACTTAAAGTCTTTATTATTTCTTTAGTGCTTTTATTAGGCACTTTTACTAATTCAGCAGCACAAGCAACAGATTTAAAAGGTGCTGGATCTACCTTCTCTGCAAACTTTATAGATAAGTGCAGAGTAATGTATGGACAACAAACAGGAAAAGTTTTAAACTATACACCAAATGGTTCTGGAGCAGGAAGAAATTTTTTTAATAATAAACTTGTAGATTTTGCTGTATCAGATACACCATACTCAAGTCTGGATAGAAAACCTTCTGAAAACTTTGTATATGTTCCATTGGTTGCTGGTCCAGTAGCAGTTGTTTATAATCTAAAAGACTATAGAATAACTCTCAAACTAACCAAGCAAGTAGTAGCAAAAATATTTGCTGGAGAAATTACAATGTGGAACGATCCAGAAATTCAAAAACTTAATGTTGGAAAATTACCAAAGACAAAAATAACAGTATTGTATAGAATAGATGGATCTGGCACTTCTGAAGTGTTTACATCTTACCTAAATTCAGTTGCTCCAAACATTTGGACTAAACCAGGAAACAAAACTTTCTCAACAGCATTTCCAGGTAATATAAATAATTATGTTGGAGCGTTTCAATCTGCAAGCGGATCAACTCAGATTGCATTTTTGCAGTCTACACTTAATGGATCTATTTCATATAATGAAGTTTCTTATGCTAAAGGATTTAAGTCTGCTTCAATTGAAAATGAGGCTGGTAGATTTACTAATCCTACCCCTTCTGCAGCAGCATCATTTTTATCTAACTTTAAATTTAACCAAGATGGGTCTGCCGTATTAGATTATAAAAATACTAATAAACTTGCATATAACATATCAACTTTTGCATATGGTGTTGCCTATACTAATAGTGGATCAAATGCTGCAACAGTTAGAGAGTTTTTGACATTTGCTATAACAAAATGTAATAAAATAGAAGGATATGCTCCAATTACTGGAAATGCCCTTAAAGTTGCAAAAGCACAAATAGCAAAGATAAAGTAGTATAATTGTAATAGTCCTCCGTAGGACCTTGGGATGATTAGTTACCATCTTATTTAACCTGGCCATCGTGCCTGAATTTCCTGCGGGGGATTTATAATTCCCCTGTATAATAATCTTATCTATGACTGACAAAGAACTTCATAGGCAAAAACAGGCTTACAAGAAAAGACTGACAGAAATAAAACAGTCTAGCGGATGTGTAGACTGCGGAGAAACAAATCCAATTGTTTTAGATTTTGATCATCTTAAAGACAAAAAATATAATGTTTCAAGAATGATTCACGATGGATTTTCCTGGAAGGCTATCAAAAAAGAAATAGATAAGTGTGAAGTTGTTTGTGCTAATTGTCACAGGATAAGAACTCACTATAGGCTTATTAATTAATTATTTTAAGAATTTTTAATATCTGTAATTATTGCATCTGCAAGTTCTTTACTAAAATGTACGTGCCCCGAGGCCAATTTTTCAAATGCTGGTGATAATTTTACAATAATGTTATTTTTTGTAATTTCCATTATTTGGTGTACAAGAATTTCTGCCTGTTGCTGTGATGTTAGTTCTTCCATCTCTCAATTATATCATTAATATGGTATACTATTATCTATGCCATATCGTATAGGTGCTAAGGGGTCATCGGGTTGCTCTGGATACCCTGCTGTAAAGGACACAGGAGAGGTTATGGGCTGCCATAAGACTCGTCGTGAGGCTGCAGCACAGATCTATGCTATAAACCGCTCTGAGGGCAATATAGGCAAGGCTATGGTCAAAGAGGGCGACATGGTAATGGCTCCACACGAAGAAGAAATGTATGTTGGTCGTGTAGTTCATGTAATGACAGAGGGCATGCTTGGTATGCCAGGATCAGAATATTCTCTTGAGGCATCAGCAGAAGAGCCTGCTATTTTAATTCAACTATTTGAAATGGAAGAAGGAGAATTAGAAGAAACAGAATATTTTGTTGGAGCAATGGCAAAAGATGTAATGGTTTTACCATCAATTGATTCAGGAGAAAGCATGGATAAAGCATATACAGGATGCGGATGTCCAATGTGTAAAGAATTAGATGTAACATGTGAGCAATGTCCACAATGCCAATCTGGAGAAATGAAATCAGATTGTTGTGCTAATGTAGTTAAGCAAGCACCATGTTGGGATGGATATGTACAAAGGGGAATGAAGCCAGGAGAAAATGGTAAACCAGTTCCTAATTGTGTTCCAGCAGAAAAGGCTGATGATCTTTGGGAAGATTCTGATGATGTAGTGTATGAAACTGATTCAATGTCAAAAGCGGAAGGCTATTCTCCACCAGCAGGTGCAAGAGCAGCAGCACGTAAAGCAATTAAATTTAAGGAACAAGGCAAGGCAAAAGGTGCGGGTACATCAGTAGGATGGACTCGTGCAGGACAGTTGGCAAGAGGAGAAACATTGTCTCTTAGCACTGTTAAAAGAATGTACTCTTATTTTTCTCGTCATGAGGTTGATAAAAAGGGGAAGGATTGGGCTAATCAATCAAATCCGTCCAATGGGTACATAATGTGGTTGGCATGGGGTGGGGATGCTGGCTATTCTTGGTCACGTCGTATCGTGAATGCAGAAAAGGATAAGGCTTTATTTGCTGACACCTTTAACTCTATAGAAAAACAAAGCAAGAGAATTCGTGGTAGTGGTAATGGCTTCTGGTAAATCTTCTGGAAAATACAGAACAAAACATCCGTTTAACCCTATTCAAATTAAAGACGGAATGATAGTTCGTCTAAGAAAAGATGGTACCATAAAAGCCGTGCTTGGCAAGTATGGCGAATATGGCAAAAAAAATAAAAATTAATTATTTTGCTCTTTGTTAATTAAGTCTACTATTTCTTTTGCATATTTGTCATAATCTATTTCAATAATAAAATTTCCGTCAATTAATTTATGAATTTTAATTTCTTTTCCTATTTCAAATAAAATATTTTTAATTTTATCTTCTATATTCATAATAAGTTTTTGTTTTTTTCTAATTCCGAAAGAATTTCATCAATATGTACTGCCCCTAAGCCATACTGTTTTCTGTCTGGAATAATGTAAACATTTTCAGTTGCTACATTTTTAATTAATGAATCAAAAAACCAATAGAAGTCCCTATTCGTTGTTATCATAAATACTTTTGTATCTGGATGTGCAAATATAGCATTATAACATCCAGTGCCATCTATTGATGCTATATGTGTTGCAGAAGAATATATATAAACCTGTTCTTCTAAAGTTAAGTCTTCATTATAGACTAATTCATAGCCCATATCAATAAAAAAGTTATCTATTTTAATATTATCTGAGTGTATTCTATTTTGAAAATTTTGAGTAAATGCCTCTTCACCAACACGCATAACATATTCCCAAAATCTGTCTCCCTCTTCTTTACTCATTTCATTATTTTTATATCTATAATAATTTTCTTTCCATTTTATATAAATTTGATCTGATTTTGATCTCGATATAAAAATTTTTTTATTAGGTGTTTGATTTTTATATTTTTTTAATTTATCTATGACACAATTACTGAGGTCAAACTGATGAGAAAAATCTTCATGACTAGTGTTATGAATTGGACCATTAGAAGGAACTACATTTCTTAAACAGGGAATGAAAAAATTATAAAGATAATATACATTTTCAAATATAATTTTTTGATCAGAAATTATAACTATTTCATCCATCGAAGGATTATAAATATTTACTAAACTTTTAAAAAGTCCAGAAAGGTCATTCAAAAATACTTCTTTGTTAATATCATCTTCTCGTTCTACAGTAAAAATTAACTTTAAATCTTTTATATATTTTTTTAAGAATTCATATTGTCCTAGGCACTCTTGAACTATATGAAAGTATTGCCAATTTGATAATGATATAATAAAAACATTACCATTAACAACTACTGGATCCTTTTTGGAATCATAATTTACTAAAACGTTGTTGACTTTATAAATTTTACTTTTTATACCTGGAACATCTATATATTCTATAGAATCCCACTTAGTCTTAAAAATCTTATCAGACATTTTTTGTTACAACAACCTTATCATTAGGCAAACTTGGAGTTTTTACACAAACAACTGAACACTCTGTTATAAAATTTACATCCGTTATTTCGTACGGCTCCAATATAAAAACATCGCCAGATATTAATTTTTTACCATTTAGAATCATTTCTCCAGATATTAACAAGTTTATTTCATATGCTATCTCTTGATAATGAAGGTCCCAATTTTCTCCAGCAGTATGTATTCTCCATGAAACTTCAAAATCTTTTGACTGAAAGGCAGCCTTTTCAAAATCTCCAATAAACCATCCCTTTTCAGTATTTTCAATTCTGCTAATCTTCATAAACCTAATTTATCCCATTCAGTCTCTTCAAATCCTTGATCAGTTATAAGGTTTATAGAAGTAGCACGATCCCTATCTGACTCTAAATGTTTATCATTAATTAAAATTCTTTCGCCACTAGTTACTCCCATCACTAACTGATCCCAGCAAAGACCTAGGTCTGTTAGTTGTTTTTCTGTTAGCATCCTTGCAGATTCTTTCCTAGCAGTCGTTAGAATTATCTTATGACCCTTAGAGTCCCATTCATTAAACTTATCTATTACGCCTTTTAATGCTATGGCTGGTTCAAATCCGACATAACTAAATCTATGGACATGTTTAATTATTGTTCCATCTATATCACAAAAAATAGTTTTAGGTTTTTCAGTATAGTATTCTCTTAGTTTACTGGAATATACTTCTAAATCTTGCGGGGTTCCAAGAGATATATAACCATTTCTTGGCATTTTAAAGGGAAGTATGTTAAGACCTTCTTCTATTAAATAATTATAAGTGGAGGAAATATAACATTCGCTAAATCCTTTTAGTCTATACTCTGAAATTAATTTTTTTGCTGATCTTATAAAATCAGAACCACGCCTCCAATAATGTATACCTACAAGCGCATCCTCACTTATAACCTTTTTTTCTTCAATATTTACAATCCTGTTGTTATCTATAACTGCAAAACTATTCTTAATGTCATTAGATTTAAAAATAGCAACTGACCCATCGCAATATGCAGATCTTGATAGTTCTAAAAATTTATCTGAATCCCACCTTAAAAGTTGATCACAGTTTGTTATTATTAATTCATCGTTGTTGTCTATATATTCTTTTGCATAAAGGGCTGCATCTGCAGCACCATATTGATCGTTATCTAAACATATTTCTATACAATCTGGCTTTAATTTTTTTAATATAGAAGACAGCCTATTGTTATGCTCAGGGTTTTCATATTTTCTTGTAATAAATATATATTGACCCACTATATTTAAAGAATCAACGGCATGCTCAATTAAATGTTTTTTATCTACCATGATTAATGGTTTTGGTTCTTGTACCCCTGCATTTTTGAAGCGGGAACCCAGTCCAGCCATTGGTATAACTATATTCAAGAAAAACTCCTTCTTCTGTTATAATTGTATCATATGAAACTTCAGTATGGCAATCAAGATCCAGATATTTATTCTTTTGAAAGTGCTTCGCTAAAGGGCTTTCCATTATTTGAAATACCTTCAGTTCATATTAAAAATCTTAAATTCAGCAATCAACCTGAAGAAGACTATGAGTATATTTCAGGAAAGGTATTTTTAGTTCCAGCAGCAAATGATTTTTATCATGCCCTAACAGATACTATGGCCCATTATGAATCTTTAAAAACAGTTTATCCAGATTTAAAAATAATTTTTTGTTCTAATGACAATATGTACACTATAGATAGATATATTGGCATAAACAGAAAATACATGCTAGAAATTTTAAAAATTTATAATATAGAATATAAAGATATTCTTGATATAAAAAACAAAAATTATATATTTGAAGAGGTAATACATTTGCCACATAGATCGCAATGGCACCAAGACAGGATTGTTCCTTTTGAAATACAACAAAATCTAAAAAATTTTACTCACGATGAGACTTGGTCTTATAGAAAATTTATGATAAATTCTTTAAAACAAAAATTTTATAATCAAATAATTGATAAAGAACCTAAAAAAATATATGCATCACGTATGCCATATAAGACTAATCCTATAGATTATTCAAAATTATCTGACGAAGATCAAAGATATTGGAATTTTAGATCACAAGAAATAAATAGACAATATAAAGATGAAGAAAAACTTATAGATTATTTTTTAAATAAAGGCTATGAAGTGTTAAATTTTGGAAACATGTCATTAATAGATCAAATAAGTGAATGCTATTATTCGACTGAACTTGCTGGAATCAATGGATCTAATATTTTTAATTTTATATGGGCAAAGCCAGAAACAAGAACACACATTATTTATGTAACAAATGCATGGAATTATGGTTTTTGGAAATACTTTGATTATTGCAAATTGAATTACAAGCAAATAGGATTAAAAGAAGTTCTTAAGGTTGAGTATTTAAATAGAGTTGATACTGGAAAAGCAGTCATTCATCCTCCAATAGATTTTGATAAATTATATTTTGCAGACCATAAGGTTTTAATTGATGAACTTGAGAGCCTCCTGTAGGATTTGAACCTACGACAATCCGCTTACAAGGCGGGTACTCTACCACTGAGTTAAGGAGGCGTAGCACTAACGGGAATCGAACCCGTCTTTCCGCCGTGAAAGGGCGATGTCCTAACCGATAGACGATAGTGCCAATATTATATTTTTAATGATCTCATATATGTCCTATGCCTATGGCAGTTAGCACATACTATTTCACATTTTGGTATTTCTTCTAACAATTGTTTCATTGTACCATTTCTTACAATAGCATTTATGTTAGCCTTTTTAATACCACGCACATGATCGAAATCTAATTGATGTGGAGGGTATGATATTTCACATTCTAAGCATATTGAATTATTTAGTTTATAGTTTAAAACATATAGGTTTCTTTCATTTCTTTTATCTTTAGATCTTTTTATAGTTAAAGATTTGTTTCTTTCGTACCAGGCTTTTTTGGCAGCCTTTTGTTGTAAACTATCCTTATATGGCATACTTCTCCCTTCAAGCGATGCGTACGAGACTTGAACTCGTGACCTCCACCGTGACAGGGTGGCGTTCTAACCAACTGAACTAACGCACCTTCGCTGGTCTGGCAGGTCTCGATCCTGCGACATCTCGATTAACAGTCGAGTGTTCTACCAACTGAACTACAGACCAATTATTATATTGTAGCACCCTCGATTGGATTCGAACCAACGACAAACGGATTAGAAGTCCGCTACTCTATCCACTGAGTTACAAGGGTATATTTGTAGAGCAGGTAGGACTTGAACCTACGATAGCCGAATTATGAGTTCGGGGCCTTGACCAACTTGGCTACTGCTCCTTGAATATTTAATTATATGTTATGACCTGACTCATTGTCAAGTTTTGGCGGTATAGAATATTTATCATTCTTCGTAATACTATTAAGAAGATTCATTATTCTTAAACAATCATCATGTCTCCACCATGTATAACAGTATAGTCTTTCATCATCCTCAATCATATTAGGACAAGACTTATACTCTTCAATGATCTGGTCTATAATGACTTTCTGTGCCTTTTTACAGCCATTACAGGGACAGGCCCAATTAGACACCTTTAACCTTTTTAATA